ATGTAATGCCTATCTATCAGCATGGGTTCGCCGCCCGCGAGATAGACGTGCCGTATCTTATCCACGTTGGATTCAAGATGGCGCCACAGAGTCTCGTGCTTGTACCAGTCGAACCCTGACGCCATGAGCGTGCCATTGACCTCTTTTATCTCGACCTTACCAGATGTGTCCCAGAAACTGGTCTCCCCCGTCAAGGCCATGTGATCGGCATACCACGAATCGCTGTCAGCCGGACCGCACATGCGGCATTTGAAGTTGCAGAAGTTGCCAAACCTGAGATCGTAGTATATCAACGGGACCTCATCCGTATCTATGGATCCATCCTCGGCGGTGACCCGCTGGGCGTCGTCCAGCTTGAAATCCCAATTTCTTCCCTCGTATGCCCGCCTGCTGACCAACCCAGATTGCTCCTCCTGCCTGCATCGGCCGCACTCCTCGCTCCAGTCTCCGTTGAGCATGTTGAGTCGCATGCGCTTCATCAGCTCCGCGTTGCGTGATGAATCCACGTCATCGCACCCAACGTTGTAGGCCGTGCCGTCTGGTTTGCGTATGACGCCTCGGTTTGCGGTCACGTTGGCCTGGCAGCAGACTCGCATGTCGCCGTTTGATCTAGCCGCGTGGAAGATCCATGGTATGGGACAGAATGTTTGTGACATCTTGAGATTATACCGGCATGCAAGATGGATAAGCAATAGAATAGATGCGTTGATCAAGGTGATAGCGGGATCTCTCCCGCTATCGAATATGTCAAACCTCTATGGTTTAGGCCTTTGAGCCGCCCGGTAGCGGATCACCAGTGTTGAGGATCCTTATCGGGATGTAGATGAACTCGATGGACTTCTCAGGCTTGATGGCTATGTCAATCCAAAGCTCGTTGGCATCGATCGTGGCCGGCGTGTTGTTGCTGGCATCGCAGACGACCGCGAAGTCGTACAGCGCACGCAGGCTTATCAACGTTCCCATGAAACCGTTGAACACGGTCAGCACCGACTGCCTCGTCTGGGTGTCGTTCTGCTCGAAGAGGAACGGCTTAGCCAGGTTGTCGAGGTTGTAAGATAGGTAGTTGATCAAACGTGCCACGTTGACCCTATCCAATGCGCTTGAGATCGGATTCAGCGTCTTCTGACCGTATATGACCAATCCCCTGTTGGTTATGTAGGCGATCGGGTTGATGTTGTTGGTGTAGAGCACGTCACGCTGCCCTTGGTTCAGCACCACTGGCTGGTAGGTTCCGTCGCTCTTCAGGTAACCAACGCTGGTGGCATCCGTCACCAATCCGCGGTTGAAGCCGGCCGGTGCGAACCACGGGTAAGCCACCTGATCGTTGTATGCATACGTGCGCAGCGCCAGCGTGCTGGGCGGTACGAACACGGATGTGCCATCGAGGTTGGTGCTTAGAGCCCATGGATAGTAGATGCCAACGTATGGATCTGCGGTGGTCAAACCGTCGGGACCATTGTCGGATACATCCACGGCGTTGGTTGCCCAGTTCTGTATGCTCGTTCCCGAAGGATCAAGCGTGCTAGGCGTGTCGCCGATGATGAACGCCACGTTCTTCTTGTCGGTGTTAAGCGTGACCATGTCCTCCAAGCACTCAACGTAGCCTGGGGTTGCCATGATGTTGAAGAAGTTCTGCTCAGCACGGGCATCCGTGCTGCTGGCCAACGCTGACTTGAGAGCGCGAACCACTATTGCCCTCTGTGCCGCGCTGCCGATGTACGGTGACCCGTCTGCTGCGTTACCGCTGTCGGTGACCCAACGTCCGGAATCAGAGACCCCGTTCACGACCCTGTTTGGGAAGTAGTTGCTCCTCCAAACCTTCACGTTGTCTGTGCTGTAGCGGGTGTTGCACAGCAGCATGCGTGCCGGATATAGATGTGCGTCTGGTGCGTCTGGATCAACGACGGAGCTCAGCACCATGTCCGAAGGCAGCGTGCTGCCGGTCAGCGTGCCATCTGCCGTTGCGCGAGCATCGGAGAATATTATGCCAGCTGGTGTGCTGTGATCGGTGTTGTCGATCAACCTCCATGCCGCATTGGTGCCATCATAGCGATAAGCCGTGAACACCTTGCTGTTGGAGGTATCAACCCAGATATCGCTGTCAACCAACGCCGCCCCAGTGCTCTGGGATATCGGTTGGCTGGCGCTGAGTATCGGACCATTGACGTCGGTTCCCGGGAACACCTCCCTGTAACCCAGCCATACCTGCCCGTCGCTGACCATGAAGTCATACCGCAGGTTGGTGCTGTACCACAGCGTGCCGTCCTCTGGAGGGCCGCTTGGTGCCAGTATGCTCGGGACGTAGTCCAGTTGGCTCCACACGGCGCTGGAGTTGGTCGTACCCTGCCATATGTAGAGCATTATGCTGGCCATGTTGACGTCATAGCGTGCATATATGCTGCCCAGCTGCTTGTTAGCGCCAAATCCGGCGTCAGCGTATGCATCGCTGGAGTACAGCGGGACATACTGGGTGTTTGGATTGCTGTTCTGGCGAACCCATGCACCATTGACGTACCTGTTGACCGCGAGGTTGACACCGCGATCGGTTGAGGTGGTGTTGATCCAAACGTTGGTGGGTGCTACCTGTGATAGATTGCTTGGCACCGTCAGCGTTGGGCCGTAACCCTGGTAAACCAGTGACCTTCCGTATGTGATGCCGGTCATTATGCCGCTGCTGTCCAGCGGCGTTCCGACCACGTCTGTGAGACCAAACTGGGTTCCGTTGCTGTTGGTTATCTTCAGGTAGTTGCCCGTCGATGTGGTCACTATGCTCGCCACTATGGCACCGCTTCCGCTTGGCGGGAAGGCAGCGTTGATGGCGTTGACCACACCCGATAGCGTGTTGTTGGGGTATGCTGGCACCACGATCGTGACCGGAACACCCGTGCCAGGATCTATAGTGAAGGCATCTCCCGATAGGTAACCAGCCGTTAGGTTAAGCGTGGCTCCCGTGCCAGTGCCGCCGCTGGTGGTGGCTCCCAATGGATTTGGATATTGCGTGTATGAACCAGGGGACAGCACCGATACGGTTCCCGCACCCCAAACCAGGTTGAACGTCGCATTGCTGCCGCTTCCGGTGTTGGTGGTTGGTGCCACAGGATTGCTTGGTATGGATCCGCCGGTGTACTGTCCAGCCTGCGTGATCTGCACCGATTGTATGACGCCTCCGGTGGCCTCTGTGACGGTCAGTATCACGGCGGTCGTGTAGCTGCCACCGCTGAACGTCAGGGTGTCACCTTGGTTGTAGCCGGTGCCTCCGTTGGAAACCGTGACGTTGCTGCACTGCAGGCTGGTAACGGTGACGTTGCTGGCCGTGGCGTAAGTGCCACCTAGAACGGTCAGTATGTCGCCGACCAGATAGTTCGCACCGGGAGCGTTCACAGTCGCGCTGCTGGTCAGCAGCGTTGCCGCGTTGTAGGTTGGGTTCGGGAACTGACCTTGCACGCTGTTGTAGTAATATGTCGTTGAGCTGATGCCAGCGTTGCCGAGCGGGGTGGTCAATGCGCTTGGATTGGTGCTGACATCCCTGATCTGTATGCTGGTGCCGTCATAGTTGGTGATCCTCAGGTAGCTTGACCTGCCCACCGTGTATATGCTAGCGAGGGCGTTTATGCTGTTGGTGTTGAGCACCGTGTTTATGGCGGTGACCATATCTCCCAATGCCGAGCTGGTCAGCGTTATGGTGAAGGTGGTTGAATCGCCTATCTCAAGCGTGAATGATTGTCCAGATACCAGCGCTGTGGGATTAGCCACCGTACCGGTTAGCACACGCGGAACGGATTCCGTCCAAGCCCAACCCGGGTAATCAGTGTCAACGCTGCCTACCTGCATCCAATGCGCGGTGGTACCGGTGCTGGTGGTAACAGGGACCTTCTCCCAGATGTTGTTGCTGGGCTCAACGTTGCCGTTGGTGATGCTGTATGCATCAACCGCGTAGTTTCCGGCGGTGCCAAACGCATGCGAGGGTGCTATGACCGGGGTCGGATATGCAGCGAGGCCCAAGGTGGTCAACACAGCGTCGTCGCTCGAGCTGAGGTCTGGTGACCAGTTTATGTTGGTTGAGGTTAGCCTTAGGCTGAACACATCCCCATATGCCGGGCTCAAACCAGTGGCGTTCAGAGCATACTTCTCCACGCGGGCAAACACGCTTGCGGTTATACCCATGTTGGCCAACGTCTGGCTGAGGTTGATCTTGCTGGCGACGGTGGTCAGGCTGTCACCTGTTGACAGGCTAACGGTGACACCGTTTATGATGAGGTTACCGTTTGATGCTATCAGGGATGCGCTGCTGCTGGTGATCTTGCCACCGAGGTTGGCGGTGTAACCCTGCACCATGGCTTCCAGATTGGCGGCCGTTGATATGATAAGCGGGGTTTCAGCCTGCCATGCATATGCGCTGTTGATGTTACCGTTCGAACGGAATATGCCCCAAGAGGTTTGGCTCAGATCCAACCAGTATTTGCCATCGGCTATCGGACCAACCGGAGCGGTTGAGCTCGGTGCAAGCTGCGCTAGGTCGATGTCCGCACGCAGCGCGTATGCAGTGTTGGCTATGCCAAGGTATTGATAAAGCGCAAACAACCCAAGCTCATTGAGCTCGTTATCATACTGCGGGCTACCCGATACCGTGTAGAAGTTTGGTGATCCAAAGGTCGTGAGCACGTCCCTTTGGCTGGTTAGAAGATACAGGTTACCAGCATTGCTGGTCAGCGTGCCCGGTGCTATGGTGGTGTTGCTACCGCTCTGCAGCTTGTTGGCTGCGGTGGCGAAAACCACCATCGGGACAGTTCCCGGACCCGACGAAGCATATGCGCTCTGGTCGGTTACCGTAACTGATACGCCTGGTGATACTAATGTGGCCATGTCTTTACCTCTCTGAGAAGATGTTCACTGTGCTTTTATTTATCGGGACCTGGTTGTTTGGGTGCACTCTGAGACGTCTTGCGATCGAGGGGAGATTGCGTTATCATTTAGTGAGAGGTGTAACATGATCATTGGTATATGCGGTTTGATTGGCAGCGGCAAGGGTACCGTTGCTGACATCCTAGAGGATGGATACGGTTTCACGAAGATGAGCTTCGCCGATAGCCTCAAGGATGCGGTGTCCTCGGTCTTTGGATGGCCCCGGGCCATGCTAGAGGGGGATACGGTTGAGAGCAGGGAGTGGCGCGAACAGATCGATGCATGGTGGGCAAACAGATTGGGGATCCCCCATCTCACGCCAAGATGGGTGTTGCAGTATTGGGGCACAGAGGTCTGTAGGCAGGGATTCCATCCGGACATATGGATAGCCAGCATGGAGCGCAAGCTGCAGATGGCTGGTGATTTCGTCATACCAGATCTGCGGTTCCCAAATGAGGTCAGCATGGTCAGGGAGATGGGCGGCAGCGTCTGGCGCGTCAAGCGCGGCGACGATCCCGAATGGTTGCTCAAATACCAATCCCACAACATCATACCAACCGACATACATCCCAGCGAATGGGAGTGGGCCACCAGCAGGTTTGATGAGGTGGTGTTAAATAACGAGACGGTGGGAGTCCTGCATGACAGGGTCAACACGCTGCTGATCCAATCGAGATGACCAAATCATGATCATCAATGACGATATATTGCTGGGTTCTGACCCCAACGGGCTAGCCGGCGCCTTCGCCGGTGATGCCGCTAGGAACGGTCACAGCGTGGCATATCTCGCCGAACCCGATGGCAACACGAGATCCAAGCTGAAGTTTGATGCGTTCAGGCTTAGCCCCAGGAGGATGATAGAGTCCAACAACTATCTGCTGAGGGCTAACAAGAGCATACACAGATCATGGCCGACCGGCGACACCGCAACCAACGATCAGCTGCGCAGGGATGCGTATCTGGTGCGTTGGTGCCATAGGGTTTACTCGGTCGGTCTCTTCACCGATGATGCCAGCCTGCTCAAGATATCGGGTGACATGGCATGGCCGGCACAGATATACGTTGATAGGTTCCTATATGATAGGGAGCCCATGCGAGATTGCGAGCTTTACATGTTTGACATGAAGAGCGAGAGCTGGTTCCACTGGAACACCTGCTGGACCCGCATCAACGACATACCAAAGCCCAGCGGCGTGTACGCCGTGTTGGGTAGCGATCGCATCAGCAGGGCTGCGAAGGCTGCGATAGATCAGCTTTGGTATTAGGCATTAGCCTATTATGACCCCAAGCGGCTATAAATAAGATGTCGGTCACGATGTTGACGCATCTACCGACTCTATGGCGCATAGGGAGCACACAGCATGAATATTTATAAACAGCCTAAGTCTAGGCCTAAGAATAATCTCCACAGAAAGATCTGGGAACAGCACTGCGGCCAGATCCCTGTAGATTGTAATGGGCGTACATATGACATACATCACATAGACGGCAACCCGCATAACAATGATATATCAAATCTCAAGGCAGTGTCTATACAAGAACATTACGACATACATCTAGCACAAGGTGATTGGTCAGCGGCATTGCTAATCGCAGAGCGGTTAAGTAAGTCTCTGAACGAACTTGCAACGCTGTCATCGTTAGCTCAGAAACAGAGATTGGCCGAAGGTACTCATCATTTCGGCAATAGCGAGTGGCAACGGCAGAACCAATTAAACAGGGTTGCTAAAGGTACACATCCTTTCATTGGCGGTGATATACAACGCGAATCTAATAATAGATTGGTCAAAGAAGGTAGTCATAATTTCCAAGGTGACAGAAGTCCATCTAGACGAATGGTTGCAAACGGTACCAGTCACTTATTAGGAGATCGGAATCCAAGCAAATTAAAGTTAACATGTCCGCATTGTAATTTAACAGGTGGTGGTAAATCTGCTATGTTCAAATGGCATTTTGATATGTGCAAACAGAATCCTAATCGAATTGCTAAAATTATTAAATGCAATCATTGCGGGTTAGAAAAAGAAGATACACCGGCAATGAGACGAGTTCATTTTGATAATTGCAGACATAAACCTTAGCCAATTATGACACCAAGAGGTACGCCATTGTCTATGTAGAGGTCTATGTCCTTCTCCAGCTTTTCCATCATGGCCACGGCCTCGGTCTTGAGCTCGTTGCCTTTGAGGGTCACACCGCCTTGCGGTCCTGCCAATCCATTGGTGTACTTGCTATAGGCCTCGCCTAGCATCTGCTTGCACCACGCCAGAGTGTAATCGCGTATCCACGGTCGAGCATAGGGATCTTGCAGTATGGTCTCATCCGGTCGATACATGTAGCACCATATGACCAATGCCTCGCCTCCGGTGGGCTTGCGGACTATGCTGAGTTTCTTGGTCACAGTGTCAAACGTGAAGTTGATGTCGCGTCCAAACATGCGTCCCGCTTGGTCTAGATACTGATAGAACAGCTCGTATGTGAGCAGGCCGGCTGTGTAACCGCCGCCGGCGCCTGCCTGCAGCAGATACATGTTGGTGTATGCCAAGGAGAACGGATCTAGCTGGGTGCCGCCTGTGGTCTCGCCCGTGCCGCGCCTGAACAGCTGTCTAACGCTGATCACGTTCTCAGGTAGATAGTATTCGGTGACCTCATACTGCAGGCTCAGGAACATGTATGATTCCAGATCGGCGTTACCGCTGCGCTGCCTGTACCTGTCAAACGACAGATCCAGCGCCGTCTGGTAATGCTCGGGATCAAGTTCGATGTCAATGAGCCCGCCGCCCAGCATGAACTTAACCTCGTTTATGATCTTCTGTCTGTATTCTATCGCCATGGCACGTTACCTCGTGCTATATTTATAGGCGAAGAAAAGGCTCGCCGACGGCGAGCCTGTCTGATTGACGTTGAGATGCGTTACTTGAACACCTTGACGATCACCATGTCCTTGCTGATGCGACCGTTGACGGCATGTGCCTTGCCGTTGACGTACTTGTCCATGATCAACCTGATGCGCCTGCTGTTGATGGCATCGCGCATGCTCTGCAGCACGGTCTTTGGCTTGCGCAGCGTCTTGGCGAAGCTCAAGGTCTCATCATAACCCGTGATCTTCGTACCCTTGATGCCGAGCTTGCTGCCGTCAGCGGCCAGATACATGATCGCCTTGCGATTCTTGGTGTTGTAGAGCAACACCGTCGTGGCACCCGGGATCATGGCAGGATTGATGCTGACGGTGTTGGTCGTCACGTCGATGTTTTTCACCGTGACACCCGCGGCAGCCTTCTGGCTCTTGGCATCCACGTTCTTATGCAACCTAGCCACCGTGGCGTTACCGCTGAATCCAGCTAACACGTTGACGATCAGTATCAATGGTTCGATGGTGGACACAACCTCTGGATTGTCGCGCTCGCCGATGGCGTCAGACATGGTCTCCCTGAAGTGCACATAGAGCTTCTTCAGCTGCTGACGGTTGGGGTTGATGCGACGCAGCCGATCTGATACCAAACGCTCGATCTTGGTCTCATCGTCGGCATGCTTGCAACGCACGGCGTCGATGAAGCTGTAGAGATTGACGTACTCGACGACCTTCTTCTGGCGGCTGTCAAGCTGTCGTTCCTCATACTCATCCTCGACCTCAACCTCTGGTTCCGGCACCTTTGACAGCAGCTCCGATACCTTCACATCAAACCAACCAGCAGTCTCCGCCGTTGGCTCGGCGCCTTTGTTGATGAGCAGCGCCACGCGGCCCAACGTCATGTAGTGCCATGCCGGAAGCTTAGATACCGCCGCGGCGTTGTCCGGGTTTGATCGTCCCATCCATTCAACGAAAGCGGATTTGAGGTTCTCGGATTCAACCTCGAGGCGAGCCCAATCCATCGCATCCTGCCATGCCTTGGCATGGTTATCGATCGACGGTCCAATTGACGCAAAGTCTGGAATCCAAGTGTTTACAGCCATGTGGGCCTCCTGTTTCAAACGCTATAATAGCATCTAGAGAAACCCTGTCAACCGGAATCTCACCGAAAATCCGCTTGTATTTCAGTGGTTAACGGGTTTGATGTAGGTTCATGACCGCACCGCGCCCGTACTGCTGCTCAAGCAGCAGCCGCGCATGGTTGGTGTTATCGCTGCGGATGGTGACCTTGATCAACCCGGATCCCATGCGGATGGTCGCCTCATACATGTTCATGTCCAAACTCCTCGCGGTTCGTCATGATGACTATAGCATGCATCTCCGGCATGTCAACCGTTCGATACCAGCATTTAAGGTCGCTAAATAATGGGCATAGATGAGGATACCAAGATGCCACCATTAACCCTCTGGAAGGGTGTAAACGTAAAGACCAACGATTACAAGTTCATCGACCGATCGGTCGGAGAATACTTCAGGATCAGCGGAACGGAGATCTGGGTGCACAAGTATCTCGGTCCCGCCGCGGCATCAGGATCGTCGACCGCAGCCGTGCCAGAGCTGCAGATACAGGATCTGCTCAACATGGAGATCAGGGATCGCAAGTATGATCCAGACATCTACAGCCTCAAGGGGCACTACACCGTCAGCGACACGGAGTTTGACCTGCGACAGTTTGGGTTGTTCCTCAGCAACGACACGGTGTTCATGACCTTCCATCTCAACGACATGGTCAACAGCATAGGACGCACCCTGATGAGCGGCGACGTCATAGAGGTGCTGCATAGGCGAGATGACCTCGTGCTGGGATCGGACGTTAGCATCAGCAAATACTACGTGATACAGGAGGGCACGCGCCCTGCGGAGGGTTGGAGCCCGACGTGGTGGAACCACATGTGGCGAGTCAAATGCACACCAATAACCGACAGCCAGGAATACAAGGACATACTCAACCTACCGGCCACAGACATCAACGGCGATCCGGTTCCCAACGCCAACGGTCATGGCACGGTGACCTTGAGCGATCTCATCAGCACCTACAACACCGAGATATCCAACAACGATGCCGTGGTGCAGCAGGCCACCAATGAGGTGCCGTTCCGCAACCTGCAGAGCGCACAGTTCTACATCATACCAAGGAATGCGGACCAACCGGTGAGCATATTGATCAGCGACGGCATACCCCCAGACGGCAGCAAGCCCGTGCCCAGCGGCACATCGTTCCCAACCGAACCCCTGATAGGAGACTATTTCCTCAGGACGGACTACATGCCAGCCATGCTGTTCAAGAGGGAGAAGGGTCCCGTGACCGGTTCGGGGATATGGGTGAGGACGGAGGTGAACTGGAGGACCAGCTGGACTCCGGCCAACGTGCTGCTGAGCAGCTTCATAAACAACACCACGCAGACCACGCTGCAGGATGGCAGCGTGATACCAGAGCAGCAGGATATCAGGACCACGCTTCAGAGGAAGCTGGATCCAGACATCATATAAGGAGATACGGAGATGGGGTTCGATTTCAATTTCAGCGTTGATGTTCTACAGCAGGCCATGCCGCGGCTGCCTGATTCAGACGGATGGTTTGAATCCATGGACAAGCTTCTGCCGCTTTACAACATCACCAGTGCCATAAGGGTGGCCATGTTCCTCGCACAGACCGGGCACGAGAGCGGCGATTACAACGAGATAGAGGAGAACCTCAACTACAGGGCGACAACCCTGCAGGAGGTGTTCCCGCGCTACTTTAGGGATGCGGATCCCAACGATTACGCGCATCAGCCAGAGAAGATAGCCAACAGGGTCTACGGCGGACGCATGGGCAACGGCGACGAGGACAGCGGAGATGGATGGAAGTTCCATGGCCGCGGCATACTGCAGATAACGGGCCACGACAACTACGCCGCATGCAGCCAAGCCATATACGGTGACGATAGATTGCTTGATAACCCTGAGCTCCTGTGCGAGAAGGATGGGGCAGTGGCATCAGCATGCTGGTTTTGGACCAACAGGCACCTAAACGAATGGAGCGACCAGGAGAACGTCAAGGAGGTCACCCGCAGGATCAACGGCGGGTTCATAGGGCTCGCCGATCGCGAGCAGAGGTATCGCAGGATACTTGGATCCATCGGACAGTGATGGGATGTATGGCATAACAAAGGCATCAGCAAGGACACAACACGCATGCAATTCTGGTACACCGAACAGCTTCGCAACTACAGGCTGCAGTTCATACGGGCATTCTCAAATTTCTACGTGCAGACAGGGCCCGACAGCAGCGGTGCGGTCACCCTCAGCCAGGTGCCATGCAGGTACGGCGATGTGTCGAGGATAGCTGCCACCATAGTGGCCGGCAACTCGGAGAACAAGGTGCCGCCCGTGCCGTTCATCACATGCACGGTCACGGGGTTGGCTATGAACGCCTCGCGCAGGCAGGACCCAAACTTCGTGGGCACCATACAGGTGACCGAGAGGGAGTACGACGCCGAGAACAATCGCTACCTACAGAACCAAGGTAACAAGTACACCATCCAGAGATACATGCCCATACCTTACGATCTGACCATGCAGGTTGACATATGGAGCAACAACCTCCAGATCAAGGAGCAGATACTGGAGCAGATACTGACCCTGTACAATCCAAGCATCGAGATACAGACCAGCAACAGCAACCTCGATTGGACGGTGATCAGCCTGATAGAGCTCGAGGAGATAGCATGGAGCAGCAGGAGCATACCCATCGGCACCGATAATCCCATAGAGGTCACCACCCTGACGTTCAAGGTGCCGATATGGATAAATCCACCCGCCAAGGTGAAGAAGCAGAAGCTGATCGAGCAGATAATAACCAACGTGATCAGCGGCATCAAGGAGGTCCCCGAGCAGTGGGATTGGAGCGAATACGAGTTCTTCAGCCGCAAGATCACCACGCCCGGCGACTTTGACATAGCGCTTAGCTGGACAGGATCGTCATACAGCGCGAGCCTGACGGGAGGCAACGGCGATCCATCTGACCCAGATGGCAGGCCCACGATAACGACCGGCAAGCACAATCCAACCATGACCGCCGGGACGAGCTTCGCCTACAACGGCATCACCATCAACATAGCGGATGCAAGCCTGGAAGGGGTGGTGTCGGCCTGCCGCGCCGCGTTGGCTGGCACCAAATACCAATGCCAGATCTACAACTTCGATCAGATACAGTTCACGAACTGGACGGCCGGAGACAACGTGTTCGCCAACGTGGTTGGGCAACCCGTGCAGGACATGGGATTGCTACCCACCTCATATCCCGGCGGTAACCTAAGCTGGCCCAGGCTGCTGGAGGTGTATGGCAACATAAAGCCATATGCGGCATACGGCACCAACGCCAGCCAGCTGAGGATAATCACCGACATAGAGGATTCAGACCTAGACATAGTGGGGTGGATCGACCTTGATCCGGTGGATCAGAATCTGCTGACCTGGACCATGGACCAGCAGAGCTTGCCAGGCACCACCCTGGCTGCGATAAACGCCATCGTCGACCCAAGCAAGGTCGGACCCGGATATGGATTGCCGCCGGCCGTGACGGGGCAGCGATACCTGCTGCTGTCAGCTCCAACGCAGAGCAGCACGTCTTGGGGAGATTTCAGCAGCACAGCGGTGAACGGCAACGACATAGTGGAGTTTGACGGGCAGAGGTGGAACGTGAGCTTTGACTCTGTGGCCAACGTTGGCACCAAGCAGTACGTGATCAATCAGTTCAACGGCAAGCTGCTGTCGTGGAAGTCCGGAGAATGGTCAGAGTACATATCGAGATCATATGCGCACGGCCAATGGCGCTTCAGCCTGTGATACCATAAATATCAGATGCTACGCGAAGAAGAACGCATACGAGACATCAACGCATCCGAGTTTGAGCGGGTGTTCACTCCTGACATACGCAAGGTCGTCAAGACCATACGAGAGTATGGGTTTGATCTCAGGGTGGTAGGCGGGGCCGTCAGGGATTTCCTGAGGGACACTCCGCCACGCGACATAGATTTCGCCACCGACGCGGATCCCAGCGAGCTGATATACATCCTGCAGCTGGAGGGCATAGATTTCGATGCCAAGGGCATAGGGCACGGCACGATCAAGGCAAGGTTTGGCGACGACAAGATAGACATAACCAGCATGACCTACAAGCTGGGATTGGATGATCACAAGGTCAGGATAACCAGGAGATCGACATGGGAGCAGGATGCGCTGTCCAGGGATCTCACCATCAACAGCCTGATCATGGACCTAAACGGCCGCATATATGATTACGTGGGAGGTTTGGACGATCTCGCCAATGGCGTGGTTAGGTTCAACCCAGGTACCGCAGAGCATATCGGGGAGGACCCGCATCTCATCATGCGTTGGTTCAAGGCTCTGGGATACTTCAACCATCCAACCTGGCCAAAGAGAGACTGGGATGCCATACGAGAGCATCTGCCCTTGCTGGCCAAGATACGCGACGACGAGAAGACCGCAAAGGAGATAACCTCCATAATGCAAGGCATGAACGCCAGCAAGGTGCACGGCATGATGTGCCGTTCCGGTGCCGCTGAGTACCTAGATTTAACTTGCGACTGAACATCTTCATAGGGCAAACTCAGTAAACTAACCTGGGTTTACGGCATGAAGAAAGATCTCATAATAGGCTGCTACACCAACTATGATTGGGACAAGATCAAGTTCTGGGTCAACAGCATAGACGCATCCGGTTTCACCGGTGACAAGGCCATGGTGATATACAACAGCGACGTGCAGACGGCGCAGATGGTGGCCAACAAGGGTTTCAAGATATTTGGCTTCAACCAAGATCCCGTTACTGGTAACCTGTCGTATCCCGGACAGCTGATCGTGGTGGTGCAGCGATTCCTGGATCTATATCGCTTCACCGGGACCATGGATCTGTCGCAGTACAGATACATCATACACACCGATGTCAAGGACGTGGTGTTCCAGACCAATCCCAGCGATTGGCTGACCGAGAACATGGGCGATGCCAAGATACTGGCCAGCTGCGAGAGCTTGCGCTACAGGGACGAGCCTTGGGGCAACGAGAACATGGCCAACAGCTTCCCGATGGTGTACGAGACCATCAAGGACCAACCAATATGGAACTGCGGCGTGCAAGCAGGCGATCCAATCGCGCTGCGCGACCTCTGGCTCAACATATATCTGGCATCGGTGGGCAGCCAAGCGACCAGCAGGGTCTACAACCCAGACCAAGCGGCATACAACGTGCTGATGAACATGGATGCCTACAGGAGCATGGCGAGATATGCCATGAGCGAGGATGGATGGGCATGCCAGGCGGGCACGACCATCGATCCTGCCAAGATAGCTGATTTCAAACCACATCTGATAGAACCGCAACCAATCTGGAAGGATGGGTACGCATGCACGTCAACAGGCGTCAGGCATGCCATACTGCATCAATACGACAGGGTGCCAGGTTGGAGATCGGTGGTTGAGGGTAGGTATTCCTGATGCAGATAGATCTCAACACCCTGTATTCCAGGGAGGATGCTTTCATAAAGTCGCTGCATAGGCCCAAACCCTATAAGCAAGGGCGCAGCATAGTCACCACATGCTACGACAGGGAGATACCAGGCACATGGGTCTTGCTGTCAGAGCTGAGGAGATTGCACTGCGGTCTACCCATCGAGGTGTTCCACAGGGCCGGAGAGCTCAGCGACGACCAGATAGCATTGCTTGAATCCGCCATACCGGGGCAGGTTACGGTCAAGGAGATCAAGGGCAATGCCAAGGACTTCGTGAGCCGCTACGGCCACACGCACGGATGGTCATGCAAGATATACGCGCTGACGGAGAGCGAGCACGATGAGAACCTGTGGATCGATGGCGACAACTATCCCACACGCAACCCAGAGTTCCTGTTTGACGATCCTGAATATCTGGCCAAGGGCAGCCTGTTCTGGCGAGACATGTTCAGCCCTGATTCCGCCAACCAATACGCGGATGGCAGCCCCATGTGGCCCATATTCAACGTTCCGATCAACGACGCCGAACCGTTTGAGGCGGGACAGCTGCTGATCAACAAATCCAAGCGCTGGGCTGAGCTGGCATTGGTCAGATACTACGCCGATAACTGCGAGGTGTACTACCACTTCGGTGGTGATAAGGAGACGTTTAAGTTCGCATGGCAGAGGATGGGCATGCTGGGCAACGTGCATCCCATGCGGATCAACTACCATTCGGATCCAAACGTGCCGTTTGGTTTCATGCCGTACGGTCCGTTCAGCAAGGGTGATCCAAACCAATATCACAAGTGGGGAGGAGGAACGGTCATGGTGCAACGCGACAGGGAGGGCAGGGAGCTGTTCAACCATCGCAACATGCAGAAGCTCAGGCTGGGTTCAAATCCCGTGTACCACGACATAACCAACGAGAAGCATTACCACAGCCACATAGAGGCTCTGGCCAAACGCATGGGAGCGTGACATGGTCGACACCTGCTCAACCGTTAGATACCAAGATTCTTGGGGATTCAAGAGGGAGCCTATCAGGCCGGAATCGCTGCGCCTAGACTACTGCGGCGGCATGAGATTCGACGATAACTTCGATTGGGACAACGCATGGTATGATGCCCTGCAGATAAACGACAACACGCTGCTGCTGATAGGGGCACCGCTGTACCACGCCAAGGGTTGGATAAACGCCAACGTGTCATTCACGGATCAGCACGGCGGCAGGCTACCCTGCCAGTTCATGGATCTGGATAGGGTATGCTACACGGCGCTCACTGTGGGCGGGCAGCTGAACCACATCGACATGTCAACGCAGCACGAGACCGTTCGCATACCCATCAACCGAGACGACGGTGCGTTCAACGGTCGCAAGGCCATGGTGACGCTGCAGAAGAACAACCCCATACAGTGGATAAGGCAATGGGTGACATACCATCGCAGGGTGCATGGGATAGATGGTTTTCTGATATACGACAACTCCAGCACCGACTACACATCGGCTGATCTCGAGGCTGGATTGGCCGATCTAGATGCCGTCATACGCATAGTGGAATGGCCATATCCATACGGCCCACAGGGCAGCGATCTGGCACCATGGGACAGCGACTACGGCCAGTATGCCATGCTCGAGCACGCCAAATGGCGTTATCTCAAGGGTGCATCCCTGGTCCTCAACAACGACATAGACGAGTTCATAGTCACCGACGGCGTTGACATGGATTCGATGGCGCAACATCTGCGCAATGCGCAGGCACAGTGCCTGAGATACAAGGGTGTGTGGATAGAGCCATACGATGTGGCCAACGGCAGATCCGCTGATGAGGTGCCATTCGCGGATAGGCGCATCAGCGACTACTATTGCGTCGATCCAAACAACAAGAGGGGCATAGGTTACAAATGGATGCTAACACCAAGCATGCAGACCTTGAACTATCAATGGTTGGTGCATCACGTCAACGGCCCGATGTTGGAGAGCAACCAGCTGTTCTATGCCCATTACCTCGCCCTCAACACCAATTGGAGCTGGAAGAGGGATCGGTTTGACGGCGATCCACAGGACCTAATCGTGAACGAGAAATTGCTAGATGGCCTGAGAAGGATGGGTGAGTGACATGAAGCTGCTGTTTGTTGTGCATAGATACTATCCATTCCCCGGCGGAAGCGAGTATTACGTCCAAGCCATGGCGGAGGAGGCCAAGAGGCGAGGTCATGAGGTGGCCGTGTTGGCGGGAGAACACCAAGGGGATCAGAACGGGGTGCGGGTCACCAGCGACGGCAACGTGTTGATGCTTAAATGGGATCTGATCATAGTGCACGGCGGGGATGTCGGCGTGCAGGATTTCGTGCTATCCAACGCCAAGAACATACCAAATCCCATGCTATACATGCTGATACTGCCCAGCAACAGCCCCGTGTGCGTGCAGGCGCTGTCGGACTGCTCGTTCATAGGATGGAGCACGTTTGACGACATCAATCACATACGCAAGCACAACGTCTCTGACAAGGCGGTCAGGGTTAGGCACGGCATAAAGCATCACGACAGCATAGGCAAGCCCGGATTCAAGGCCAAGCACGGCATAGAGGGCCGCATGTTCCTGAGCTGCGGGGGATACTGGCCTAACAAGAGGATGAGGGAGCTGGCTGATCTGTTCATCAAGGCGGATATCGATGATGCCGTGTTGGTCACCACGGGATATGACAACAGGATGCAGCTGATGCCCAATCCGGTGCCCGGAAAGGTCATACCTCTGCTGATAGATGACAAGGCGGAGGTGCTAAGCGCCATAAGCGAGGCTGACTGCTACGTCATGCACAGCAGCCAGGAGGGATTCGGACTGGTGCTGCTGGAGAGCATGCTGAACCGCACGCCTTGGATATCCAAGCACATGGCCGGTGCCGCGCTGCTGAAGGGATATGGCCAAACCTATAGCAGGGACGAGGAGCTGATCAGGATGCTGAGAGAGTTCGACCCTGACGGGTTTGATCTCGACAAGGCCGAGGACCATGTCATGACCAACCACCTGATATCGAACACCGTCGATGACATCGAATCCGCCGCCAGGCAGGCCATAAATATGAGATCATAACCACAGGATCTCACTCATGCGCATGCACGAAATCACCGCAAAGCGGATGGTCACTGAAGGTGGCAACGCCTTCAAGGACAGCCAAGGCAACACCCTAACCCAGAGGATAGGCAAGTCAGACATAGCTCCCACCATCAGATGGTTGGAGCACATCACCAACCTACCGTTGATCAACAACACCCTGGGTTCGGTTGGCAAGAGGGAATCCAGCGGCGATCTTGACATAGCCGTCGACGAGAAGGTCATCAGCAAGGATGAATTGGTCAGCAAGCTGTCATCATGGGCCAGCACACAGGGCGGCGATCCCAAGGATTGGGTCAGGAAGAGCGGCATATCCGTGCACTTCAAGACCCCGATAAAGGGAGATCCCGCCAACGGTTACGTCCAGACAGATTTCATGTTTGGTGACGACGTTGAACACATGAAGTTTGGTTTGCATGCGGCGGGAGATGCCAGCAGATTCAGCGGCGCTGATCGCAACCTGCTGATGAGCAGCTTGGCCAAGAGCCTACCAGGGGACATCAAGTACAGCTGGCAGAAGGGTCTCATCAAGCGCAGCACCAGCGAACCCATATCCAAGGATCCGAACGTGATAGCCAGCGTGCTGCTGGGCAAGGGCCACGTGCGAGATGATCTAGACAGCGTGGAAACCATCATGTCAGCGATAGGGGGAGATGCGAGCAGGATGTC